GAAAGCTGGCCGGACGCGGCTGCGGGTGAAGCACCAGGAAGCGAAGGACCAGCTGGCGCCGTTGCGGGAGGCGAACGAACGGCGGTCGCGGGAGGCCGATGGGTGGCCGCATGAAGAAATGTCACACGGGAGATGATGCACTGCCGGCGGTGCAGCATACTTAGCCGGTCCACCCACCTCGCCATGATCACCAACCCTTGGATCAACCGCATCACCGCCCTGGTAACGCTCGCCGCCATCTATGCAGCTGGCTACGCCGGCGGCCGTGACGCTGCAGTCCAAGCCCATAACGATCACCCGGCGTGCCATGCGCCGCTGAAGCCATGACCAAGATGCGCCGCTTTTACTTCCAGATCCGATCCGCCAACGTGATCGAGTGCATCTGGGCGCACAGCCTGACCGATGCCAAAGCCAAGGCCGCCATCACATGGATGCCGTGGTGGCAAGAAATTGAATGGCTCAATCCCGCAACCGTTACCGACCCGTCCATCCATGCGTGAGATCGTTCCTTTCCAATGGGCTGAAGAGTCCGTCAGTCGCCATGGCGATGGCATTAGCCGGCCGCGGCCAAAGACCCGCACGCGGGAGTATCGGCTGCTGGTCTACAAGCCCGGCGCCATGCCGATGACATGGATCACCCGCGCCGAGACCAAGCGCGCCGCCATTCGCTACGCCGAGAACCGCTGGCCAGGTGCCGTGGTGGAGGTCGCCTGATGGATCACATCCGCGCCAAACTGGAGGCCCTGATCAGCGACTCCGGCATGTTCCACGCCGGGCAGCAAGAGGAGCGCCAGCGGCTTGTTGGCCTGCTCAAAGCTCGCCTTGATCAGCTGGTCAACCTGCCCAGCCACCCGCACATCTCCGCGCGCCGCGAGGAGCTGCTGAACATCCTGCAAGCACTGATCCAATCATGAACCGCGTCCAACTTGACCAGCAACGCGCCGACATGCTCGACGCGCTCTATGAAGCCAGCGGCCGCACCTGCGGCACCTACACCGGGCTGTGGGAGGAGTTCTGCCGCGACATCGCTGCCAACTTCCGCGACACCGCCTATCCCGAGCTTCATGCCGCCTGCGTGCTGGCGATCGGTGATGCTGAGAGCCACCTGGCGGAGAAGCACGCGCAGCAGTGCATCGCCGTCTGCCGCCGATTCCTGCTGGGCGGGCGATGGTCCTGAGCGATCGTCGCCCCAAAGGCAAAGGCCGCAACTTCACGGTCAACATCAGGATGAGCCGTGAGGAGATCGAGCAGGCGCGTGAACTTGGCGGCGGCAACGTGTCGATGGGTTTCCGTTGGGCATTGCGCTACGCCAGTGACCGCAACATGAGGCCGATGACATTGACCACGCTGCTGCGATCTGCAGCGGTGCTGGCCAGCGAGCTGGAGGACAGGAAGCGATGAGCGACAGCGACATGGTGAACAGCCCGCCGCATTACCGCCAAGGCGGCATCGAGTGCATCGACGCGATCGAGGCCGCGCTGACGCCGGAGGAGTTCCGGGGTTACTGCAAGGGCAATGCCCTGAAGTACATCTGGCGCGAACGCCTCAAGGGTGGCGCCGAGTCACTGTTGAAAGCCGCGTACTATCTCGCCAAACTGAACCGATGATCCTCCCGAACATCTCACTGCTCGACCGCCTGGCGATCTGGGTGCTGCATCGCAGCCCGCGGATCAGCCTGCTGGTGGTGAAGGACCAGTTCTGGCCGCAGGTGTTCCTGTCGGCCAATCCGTCTGATCCAACCGCGGCGTTTGTCGCGGCAGGCGTGAACGAACCGGACCCGCCGAGCATGGTGCTGGAGCGGATCTATCACCTGCCTGCGCACGGCGAGCAAGACTGATGATCTCGCTGCACGCCGGCCGCCTGCTGTTGACCTGCGAGCGGGCGAGCCAGACGTGGCACGCGCACATCATCCTCGGCCCAAAGCCCGAGCACCAGCTGGTGGCTGACACCGGCACCGTTGACCTGCGCCAGGCGATGCTCAGGGGGCAGAACATCTACACCGCGTTCCGAGCCAAAGCCCGGCCGGTGGAGGCATCGCCCAAGGTGATGTGCTGGGATTGCATCCACTGGACGCCTGGCGGCCGCGGCCGATGCGAGCTGGACATCCCCGAATGTCGCCAGACTGGGGGCAGATTTGCGCCGACCTGCGCGGTGTTCACACCATGCAAGAGCCCACCGTAATCAGTCGCACCGAGCGCGATGGCGGATGGATTGACACGCTGGAACCGGCTGCTGGCGGGGAGTTGTACTACCGCAGCTGCGCGCATGGATACTGCCGCTATTCCAGCGACATGTGGCAGGCTGAGCTGTACCTCAACCACCTGCTGGCCCGTGACTTTGGCTGAGATCACCTACCTGTCAATCATCTACTGGGTCGCCTGCGCTCTCATCATCTGGGTGCTCAGCAAGATCCTGCCCTAGCCATTGGATGATCGACCACTCGCGGGTGGAGGACCAGAACGGCTGGGCGCGAAACCAATCAACCCAGCCCTTGTGGCCTTTCTGGCTGTTGCACATGAAACAGCAGGAGACGAGGTTCTGGCGTACCGTCAGGCCGCCATGCACCTTGGGGGTCACATGATCGAGGGTTGGGCTGCGCCCGAGCGGGTCGCCGCAATAGGCGCACTCGTAGTTCCATGCCAAGTGGATCTGATCACGCGCCGAGCGGCGGGTGATGAGCCGGGTCTCGTCAATGTGGTGCTTGTCCACCATCGTCTTGGCCAGGCAGGAGGAAGGCAGAAACGTCGAGATCCACGATGTCGTCGTCGCTGGGGATGAACTCCGCCAGCTGGCTGTAGATGTCGGCTGGCAGCTCCTGGGGGTCGGTGTCGGATCGAACGATGAGCTTGGCGTTGATCTCGACCAGGTAAGCCCGCATGGGCAGACGCCCGGCTGAGCCAACGGTAGCGGGTGCAACCTGATCGCCTTTGTTACAGCGCGTGAACCGGCCGACCGATCGGGGCAGGGTGCGCTGCGGGGGGTGTATAGTTCTCACATCGACAGCCACCCACCCGGCCATGACCACCAAGCTCACCCCCGCCCAAGCCCGCACCTACGCCCAGATCACTGAGGCTCCAACCACGACCCCAGACAAAGTGTTCTGCGGCGCTTTCTTCCTGGCTGACGACTGGAGCAACACCATGGTCATCAACGGCCAGACCATCACCACCAGCTACAACGGCAACCGGGTCTACGGGCGCTTCAACTCCTCCACGCTCCGCGTCCTGGAGGCAAAGGGACTGATTCGGGTTCACTTTGACGGCGGAAGCTATCGGCCCGACGAGATCGAGGTGCTCGCCGCCTGATGCCCCGCACACCACGGGCCGGCGATCCCGGCCCCGACTTTCTCCTTTCCATGCTTGAGTGCCGGCAGGCGCCACCACCCATGACCTACATCCTCAACCTCGGCCCGTGGCACGTCGGGCCGTTCCCCACCCACATCGCCGCGCAGCACTGGGCGGAGATCCACGGCGTCGATGACTACCAGATGATCGCCATGGATGATCCAGCCGAGGCGCCGGGGCGGATTGCGCGAATAGTGCGCGAACGGGGGATCACAGCCTGAGTCCAGAAACAAAGAAGCCCGCTAAGTCATTGACCTAGCGGGCTTTTCTGGTTGCGGGGGCAGGATTTGAACCTGCGGCCTTCAGGTTATGAGCCGCAAAAATGGCCTCTCATTGCAGTTCACGCCGGATCATTAAACGTCCCATTTCTCAATGATTCCATAGCTTTACAGCTCACGCTGATTCATGCACTGTCCCGGCGGTTCTGTGAAACTTGCGCGAATAGTGCGCGAATGGAGAGAGTGATGAGCAAGCAATGGATCCCCGATCGCAAGCTGCCTGGCCTCGGCCTGATGGTGATGCCGTCCGGTGTTCGGACCTGGTATCTGCGCTACCGGGAACCAAGCGGCAAGCAGCAGACGCACAAGATCGGCCGCGCCGAAGTGGTCAACGTCACCGCTGCCCGCGAGGAGGCGCACAAGATCCTTGCCGATGTTGCCCGCGGGGAGGCACCCAGCAGCGCCCGCCAGAAGCTCCGCCGATCGCCATCGGTGGCGCAGCTGCTGGAGCGCATCAAGGTGGAACACTGGCGCAAGCTGCGGGCTGGCACCGTGGTGAACAATGAGCTGATTTGGCGCCGCCACCTGCTGCCGGAGTTTGGCGCCATCAAGGTCCACGATGTCCAGCAGCGGCATGTCGCGGCATGGTTCCACCGCGTCAGCCTCGATCGGCCGGTGCTGGCCAACCGCTGCCTGGAAGTGCTGAGCAAGGCAATGATCTTGGCTGAGCTGTGGGAGATGCGGCCGCAAAACTCCAATCCATGCACGCGCATCCAGGCCAACACCGAGCGCAAGCGGCGGCGCTACCTGTCACGCGATGAGCTGCAGCGGCTGCTCGCCGCACTGGACACGTTCGGCACCACCGGCGCGCGGTGGCGATTTGTGCAGCTGATCCGGCTGCTGCTGCTCACCGGCAGCCGGCTGCGCGAGATCATGCACGCGCGGTGGGACTGGATCAACGATGACGCAACGGTGCTGATGATCCCCGCCGAGAAGCACAAGACCGGCGGCGATGGCAGCGAGCGCAAGGTGCATCTGCCGCCAGCAGCAAGTCTCATCCTACGAGAGCTGAGACGCAAGTCGAACACGCCATGGGTGATCGCCGGCGCTGGCGATGGTCCGCTGATCAGCTACCGGCGCCAGTGGCTGGAGCTGTGCGCCGCAGCGAACATCAGCGTGCTGCGCGTCCATGACCTGCGCCACAGCTACGCCAGCCTCGGGGTGAGTGCCGGCCTGTCGCTGCCGCAGATCGGCGGGCTGCTCGGCCATGCCAGCCCGCAGACCACCCAGCGGTACGCCCACCTGATTGACGAGGCGGCCGCCGAGATGGCTGCGAAGGTGGCGGCGCTGGTCAGCCTCGACTAGCGGTCACCTGCTGGTCGCCGTTGTAGCGGCCCGTCTCGCGGTAGGTGCGCTCGGGCGTGCCGGCGATGACGTGGAACACCATCTGGCCGATCTTCATGCCAGGCCACAGCGCGATGTTGTGGAAGCGGCGGCTGTTGTGCAGCTCCAGCGTCAGCCGGCTGCCATGCCAGCCCGGGTCGCAATACCCTGCCAGCAGGTGCTCCAGGCCCTCGCGTGCGCGGCTGGACTTGAGCACGAATTGGGCCGCGATGTGGTCGGGCAGGTTGAACATCTCCTGCGTCTCCGCCAGGGCAAACTCACCCGGCGCCAGCCAATACGGATCCGCTTGGGTGTGGTGGCCGATGCCGAGGATCTGCAGCTCGGGGCGCTCGGGCACCTCGATCATCAGCCGATCACCCAGCAGCACATCGAGGCTGGCGGGGTTCTGCAGGTCGGCGTTGTAGGGCACCACCATCGCCGCCTGGCGACAGAGGCGGGCGATCTCGTGGTCAGGAATGATCATTCAGGCTCAGTAGTCCCAGCGGACTCTAGGCCTGCCCACGCGGATGCCCAGATGCACAAAGCCCTTGGGTGCGCCGTATCCGACGCTGTAGGGCCACTCGCGGTCCACCCAGTCCTGCACCTTCTTGATGTCCACGCCGTCAACGTAGAAGTCCACGGCGCCCACGTTGGGTGCGTTGTAGAGGTGCTCTGACTGACTGGCGCCGCCGATCGCGCGGTTGATCGCTGGCGGCCGGTAGCCCGAGGTGATCGTGATGCGCTTGCCGCCGAACGCCGTGCGCACGCGCTCCAGAAAGGTGGCCAGCTCGATGGCGGTGTCCACCTGGTATTGCGTCACGAAGCGCCGGGCCGGCTCACCCAGGGCGAACTCGCCCAGCGTGAAGTGCGGCGTCAGCTTGGTGCTGAACGGATCGCCCGGCTTGGGCTTGGCGGCCGGCTGCTGCTGCTGCTTGATGCCAGCCCATAGGCGGCCTTCTACATCCCTGCGCCGCTTGAGGCCGGCCTCAACGTTGGTGCCGGGGTTGCGGTAGAGCAGCATTGCAGCAGGCACCGCCGCCCAGTCCTTCTCGCGCAGCTCGCGGCTGATCGTCTCGAAGCCCGGCGTGCCGTAGAAACCACTGCCGAGGTTGTAGGCGAAGGAGATCAGCGCGCACTTCTGGTGGTCGGCCATCTCCTTCCAGTGGGGCACCGTGTCGCGCAGCTTGGCGGCGATGCGGTCCACTTCTTGGCGGAGCAGCATGTCCGCCTCGATGGCATTGATCTTGTCGCCCTGTTTGACCTTGCGGCCGTCGGGGTAGCGGGTGGTTCCGTAGCCGATCGTTGCCACGTCCCAGCCGTGCAGCGGATCGGCGTAGGCCTCAAGGTGGCAGCCCTCAAACGCCTTGATCAGCGCCAGTGCAGCAGTGAGGTCGGCCTGCTTGCCGTCTTGGCTCCAAGTCTGGAACCATGCCCGATCGCGGCGCATGGCGACCGCGTAGCCGTTCACCGCTAGGTCTTGCTCCAGCAGCTGAATCGCCGCGGCCTGGTGCGGCTCGTTGCGGTAGTAGCGAAACAGCTGCTCAAGGGTAATCGGTGCTGAATTAGTCACGGCGCCACGGTGCATGAATGCTGATGGGACCACCTAGCAGCTGGCTGTCGCCAGTTTGCTGTTGGGTGTCGATTGGGTGCTCGATGATCACCGGCGGCGGCATGTCAGGCGGCTGCGTGGCGTGCCAGTCTTCGATCGCACGGTCGAGCCTTGGTGCGACCGTCAGCGCTTTGGGAACGCCAGCTTGAGCATCTTGACGATCAGCTGCACCCAGCTGTTAGCGCGGATGGGCAGCAGTGCGATCACCTCAGAGCCAGCGGCAACCAGGATGGCGATGACGGCGAGGGTGGTGGGGTCCATGTTTTGCATTGCGCTCCTTTCAGGTTACTTGCGGATCTCAAGTTGTCGAACACGCCTATCGAGATCGGCCAGTTGCGCCTTGGCGTCTGTCTTTAGTTCATCCACCGACTCGGCCATCTGCTGAAGGGTCGCCTCGATGCGTGCCGACTGGATTTGCATGTTGACCAGCAAGGCGCCGATGGCGAACAGGCCAGCGGCGATCGCGGCCGGGAGTGAAGCAACGAGGACGCCGCCGACTGATTTAGGTTCGTCCGCCATCGGCTGATCCGGTCCTGATCCCATCGTAACGATCGAAAGGGTCAGGCATCCCCGCGAGGATGGCAAGAGCACGGCGGTAGTAGTGGTTATCGGTCTTGCCCGCAGCTTCTAGCGTGTCGCGGATCTTGCGCCAGTTCTCGCGGGTTTGGGCGTCCATTACCGGCCCTGACCGCGGAGCGGTTTCTTGCCGCGACGACGTGGACGTGACCGCTGGCCGAACCCCTGGCTGGTGGTCTTGGGCGGGCCGGGCTGATGCTCGATCCGTGCGGTGCCGGTTTTGGATTTGACCGCCATCAGCTAACCCAGGGGAGGCCTGCGGCTTTGGTGGGCTGGCGCTGCTCATCGAGCTGCGCATTTAGCGAGGCTTCGATGTTGGCGACCGCAGCAGCACCAAGTTTGTCCTGCACCCAGCCGATCACGATTTCTTCAGTCAAATCAGCAAAGGGCACCATGTCGCCCTCGGGACGTTCTAGGCCAAGGCTGCCGTAAGCGCCAGCGGAATAGGTGCCGTCGTTGGCATCGACGGTGTAGTGGGCGGTGAACACATAGCCATCGCTGGTTTCGCGTTCCAGTGTGTTAATGGTCCAAGAAAAGGTTGTAGTCATGGCTGCTTGGAAATAAGGAAGGCTAGTTAAAATCTACATAAGGCAAAACCACTAACTAATTCGGTAAGCAATGTAAGTATTGGCCGCGGTTCGTCGAATTGCGTAAGTTCCTGCGTTGGCAATAGAAGCGGACCCAGTAATTGTAATGCCTGTGTTTGCTTGCAAAAGAGAACTCCCTGCGCCAGCCGCGACAACGCTTACGTTAAATGTCATATTGGTGTAAACCCCGACAAACGATGCCTCGATGTCTGTGCCTGTTGGAAAAGTTAAGTTTGTGTTTGTTGCATTTGTATGAACTATGATTCCGTTTTTTAATTCTGCTGCGGTCAAAGTTACAGCGCCTGTTTTTGCAATTGGCGTTTCTTGGTTGTAGCACAAAACGCCATCGTTGGTAACCCGCCATTTTTCCGTGGCCGCCGAAGCGCCGTCTAGCGATGTTGATAGGACAATGCGTCCGGGAAGATCATTGGCTCCTGGAGATC